AAGTGTGCGACCATATTTTTAATCACAATTTAAAAGACCATAACTTTCTTCATTTAATGTATCAGTCAGAATAAACTGAGAGAAACCAAATTCAAATTCTTCATCTGTATAGAAAATATTTTCTAAACTAACTTTTATCATTTTAATATCTCTAGATAATGCATCTAATTTATAAATATTTCCATAAGAACTTAATAATTCAAATAATTCTTCACCTTTTTCTTTTCCATGAAAGAAAGTTAATAACACACCTTTCATTTTTCTTGAATCAAGCATATGAAAGTCACAATTCTCAACTTCAATATAATCCAATTCAGAATTATATATAGTACCTATTTTTTTAATTAATTCTTCCTTCTCAGTTTCATTTAGTTTCATTTTTAGACTCCTCTTCTTCAACTATTTTTAATAAAACGTTTGCTAATCCATCAAATGCATATTCCAGCATTAAATTTAATATTTTTACATTATTGAAAGTATCAGAACCACTTTTTAATAATTCACTAAGAGTTTTTTTAGAATCTTCTTCAACACATTTATTTATATCTCTAATTATATTCTTAATACCACATAATTTTTCAAATACCTCTGTAGAATTATTACATAAAGCTGGAATATACTGAACTTCTTCAAGAAGTCTTTTCTTTTTAAACATTTCATATGAATCACCATATGAATTATACATATCAGGATATATATTATTCATTGATATAGCTGCCAATTAAATCACCTCAATTTTATTTTTTACACACTTAAATTTGCTCTAGCTTTTAAAAATTTATTATAGTAACCATTAGTTTTACCTTTCTTTACTGACCCTATACCCATATTATAAGCTGTAATATATTGTTTCTTAGTTTTAAAATTACTCTTAAGATATTTAATCATATAACAAGCATATTCCACTTGCTTTCTTTCATTATTAATTAAACTACTAGCATTTTTAATTCCTTTAAATCCAAAAACTCTATTAACTTCATCAACAGCTATTTGTCTTATTTGAAAATATCCATAAGCTTTATTAGCTAAATGTTTATCTCCTATAATATTATTAACTTTACTCTCTATATGAGCTATAGCTAATATATCTAAATAATCTTCTTCTAAATCTAAACATACTTCTTTAACTAACTTTTCAAAACTAGTTAACTCAACTTCAGCTTTAAGCTCTTCAATTCTTTCTTCTAAAGCATTAACTGGTTCAATTCCTAACATCTTAAATAATGGATTAACTTCATCACTGAAACTATTTAATCCTAGTATCATAAATATTAATAAAACTATTTTCTTCAATATAATCCTCACATCCTTTATTTATTTTTGAGCATAACTATCCTTAAATCTTCTCTTATTAAAACTAAAAAAAGTTATACTATTATGTTTTTATATATAAGAAACATCTATCTTAACATATAAACTCACAATATTATAACTTTTAACTTATTTAAAACTAGTAAGCTTAGTTCTCTAACTCTATCTCTATATATACAAGTTAAACCTTGCATTCTTAGTTAAAACTAACAAGCTTAATTCTCTCTTTATATATAAAAAAGCTTAATTAAAACTAGCTTTATTTATAAAAAGTTTCAAAAAGTAAACTTGGAGCTCATACCATCTTAGCTGTTCGATTAAGGAGAACAGCTGGGATGAGCGACTTTACTCCCGTAGGGGGTATACGACCGAGCGAAGTTGAATTGAATTAGACTTTTCCCCTAGTAAATTTACTAGAGAAAAAGCTGTACTAGCGAATTAACGCGTGTTTGTACACGACGTCGCTCGTCTCACATCATCAGCTTATCTAGTTTCAGGTTTAAAAAACCAAGACTGTAAATTCCGTCCTACAATCTTATGCATTTAGCGCTGCATATTACTAGATATCCCACACCGGAATACCTCTCCTAGCCTCTTCTTCTAAAGGCGTCCCCTTAGAGTGGCGGACTACCACCACTTGTCTATTTTTCTTAACTAAAATAAAAAAACTTAAGTTTATTCAACCTAAGTTTTACTTATTTTTTTGCATAACAAAAACAACCCATGGTTGAATGAAGATTAACTAAGAATCATTCTAGGTTATTCTTCCAAATGTTTTCGTTAAGAAAAAATCAACCTTCTCCCATTCGCTGGACCGACATCATTATAGTTTCCTATAACGCACCGCTCCACAGCCCGGAGTCAGACTGCGCGATACAAGTATTCTGTACCGCCTTTATTACGCTTATAGCCTTTCTGTACAACTGTACTAATTTTCAAAAACTTTCAAAAACTTCCATTCACTAAAACTTTCATTTTTTACTTATTTTTTACTTCTTCGCCTGTTCAGTTGTAGTCCTTTTAGCAATGACCACAAATGTGATAACTAATACGACCACCGTTCCGCAATATTCTACTAGCATGGCTTCCTCGTCTCCGACCGCCGAAAGTTGTTCCATCGTTCAATATCTATTGTAATTGGCTTTATTTATTTTTGTTAACTGGCTTATTTATATTATATATTCATTATAGACTATAAGATTTATTTTGTCAAGAAAAACTTGAATTATTTTTTTAGTACTAGTTTTACTTTAACATATCTCTTATATATATCAGACCAAAATTCAACTTGTACTTTAGTAATAAAGTCTTCTAATTCTTTTAATTCACTTTCATCTGTTATTTTAAAGTAATTACTAAGTTCTCTCTCTGTATATTCTATTCTTCTTTTCTGGCTATTTTCTTTTTTATTCTTGTAATAAATAAATTCAAAGAATTCTTCTAAGCTTATATTATAATTTTTGATTTACTTTCAGCTCCAGTCTTGCTTGTTTAAAATCTTCATCTGTAATTCCTAAGTTATCAAAAAACCCTTCTTTTCTTAATTCTCTGAATTTAATTTCTAAGTTCTTAATACTAATATCTAACTCATCAGATAGAAACTTATAAGTTTTAGCACTTATTGATTTATGTCTACAAAAATAATTTTTAATTTCAGTATCTAATAATTTCTTTTCTATAGCTTTATATTCAAACTTATTCTTTAAAGGAGTTTTAATAGCCTCTCTAATATCTTCTCTAGAATAATCTTTAAATTGTTGATATATCAAATCCATTTCATAATTTCTTAAAGGTGATGTTTTAATGCTAGAGTCACTAAGTTTAAATCTGCTAAATATTTCTACTTTTAATTTTTTCAAATATTCTATTCTTGTTGTCATATATGCTCCTTATATATTCATTAGCATTATAGCTGCTTGAGTTTGTTCTCTTGCTAATTCTAAATCTTCTTTTGTAGGTTTATCTAAAACAAAAGAATTAAAAGAACTTTCATAAGGTACTATATAGATATTATTGTCATATCCTATTACATTATGGTCTTTAACTCTACTTTCATAATAGTAAAAACCTTTATGTACTAGAAATAAATTTTGAATAGCGTATTTTGACGCTTCATTTTCTGTCATATTTTTAACTCTTATAGTTTCTAAATCTGCTCCATTTAGAACTTTTATTATTGTTTTTTCAGTAGGACAACAATATTTATATTCATTATTTTCTATGAAATTTACAATTTCACTTTCTTTAATTCCGTTTTCATTTTCTGGACCGAATTTAATTTTAATTAATAGCTCTACAGGATTTGACCTCCAATAATGAAAACCTCCTATAGAATATATTTCATCATTATCACCTTTAAAGAAAAATGTATTTAAACCAATTCTACAATTTTCTTTAATGAAATTTCTATTAAATTTTTCTTCTTTTATAGATATTGTTTTAAATTCTTGTGTCATTATTGAATATACTTCTTCATCAGAAACAACAACTAATCTTCTGTCTTCTGGTAAAGGTTCTGTATGAAAAGTATTTTTCTTTCTAGTAATTACTTGACCAGTAGAATTTGTATAGTTCATTTCTTTTTTATGAGCTATTTTTTTTGCTTTATTTCTTAATAGTTCTTTTTCTATTTCGGTAAATGCTTTTTCAGACAAAATTTCAAAATTATAAATAGTTTTAAGAGCTACATATATTTTTTCACCTTTATCCATAAAAGTGAAACAACTTAGGTCCACTATACCGTTTTCAATAAAGAATTTAACTTCTTCATCTGTTAACATAGCATTATTAAAAAGTTCTAGATAAGCTTGCGCTTTTTCTTTTTCAGTAAGTTCCACTATTTCTTGCTTTGACAAATCAATAGCTTTTATTTCTCCATTAACTATTACTAACATCATTGTATAATAGTCATAAACTGTTGTTTTTAATTTTTCAACATTTTTCAAATCTGTACTTTCTATTAATCTTAATAGCTTATCCATTTGCTTTCCTGTTAATAACAATAAGTTATGATAATAGCTTAAATTAACATTTTTTAATCCATCTACTATTAAGTCTTCTTTGAAATAATATAATTTCTTTTTATTATACAGAAAGTTTTTTCCTTTTTCTAAGTTTTTTATATCTTTTGTAAAAACACTTTTATCCATTAAATTCCCCCTAATGCATTAAGCATAACTGCTGTTGAATGTTCATCGTAAAATTCATCGAAGTTATTTTCTATTTCATCATATAAGTTTTCTAATTGATAAAAAGGACTGAATCTAGAGTTACAGCTTATGCAATACATTTTATCTTTGAATAAAATAAATATAAATTCTTTAAAATCACTTAACCAATAACATGTAACCATTTTATCTATATTTCCATATATTTTCATATTATCTATTGATGTGATATCTTTATATGAAAATGCAAAAGTTACTTCTGAGAAATCTTTGTTTCTTATCATGTGACCGCCTTTGTTGTCTAATATTTGTTCTTCGTCATAGTTAAAGTTTCCATAGATATTTATTTCTTCGTCTTTATAGTTTTTTAAATCTAAAATTTTTAAATTAGCTCCAGAAGAATAAATATATTTAGATTCTACGAAGATAAATAAAAATTTATCATCTTTTAATTCAACTACGTCTAATAAATTTTCACCTCTACCTCTTAATAATCTATACGCTAAAGAAGTTCTACGTGTATTTATTCTTTCTTCTTTTGATTCAAATATAAAACAACCAAAACTATTATCTTCAAGTACTTTTGTTTTATCATTAAGCTTTATTAATCCATAGTTATTATTATGTTTTATTTCTTTGTTTGGAATCTCAGTAAATCTCATTATCTTAGCGATATCATCTTTTTTCTTATCTTCTTCTAAATCATTATATGTGCTTTCAAATATTATTCCCTTTTCATCAAAAGTTTTTTTAATTCTATAACTATAAGAAGTTAAGTAAATAGAATCATAATATTCGTCATTTATATTATATATTCTATATATGTTTTTACATCTTTTCAATATATTTAATATATCCGTTGCGCCGGCGAAAAAATTCATGCAATAAAATTTATTAAAAAGACTTATATCTTCAGCATCAGCCTCTTGTGTTTTAAAAGTAACCATATCAAAAGTCATTAGTTTTTCTTCATTAAATAAATTTCCTTTTGAAACATAAAAAAACTTATTTTCTATGAAGCAAGTTTTAATAAAATCCTCTTCTTTTACTTCTTCTAAATCAAATGTTTTTAAGAATTCAATGAATTTATCCATTGGACATTCTCTAAAATTGTTCAATAAATAAACATCTATTCTTTTTTCTGTAGTTATTATTTTTTTTTCTCTCACGAAGTATATTTGTTTTCCTGTATAATATATATTTTTATTTTTTTGATAATAATTATTATAAGAGAAAAAATTATCAGATAAATATTTTTTATTTATTGCAACAAACATATTTTTATTTTTATTTAAATCTACATCTTTTATTGTATAATCCAAAATTAACCTCCTTATACAAAATCTGCTAAATCTTTATATTCATGGAATAGTTGCATTAAATATTTTGTAGAATTATTAATTGAATATAATTGATTATTTAAAACAATTGTATATTTTGTATCATCATCAAAATAGAAAGTTAAGTTAAATTTAGCTGAACGATTTAATAAATCAAACTCTCCTTCGTTTTCTACTTTAACTACTTGTTTTCCTTCCATATTACTTTTAATAGATTCAATACTATTTTCCATACCTCTATTATCTATATTTTTAACTCCGTCCATTTCAGTACGATTATCATCTATGTAATAAAAATCAAATTTACCTTTATCTGTTATAAAATCAAACAAATAAACTTGTCTTGTATCTCTATTTCTTATTATTTTGTTATTTGGACATACTTCTATTATCATTAAATTTTCTAAATGATTTATTCTCATTGTAAACTCCTTATACTTTTTCTGTTAACATTAATCCTTCTTTGAAATCATCCATTTCTTTCTCTATTTCTTCACAACCTTTTTCATAAACTATTTTTAAGCTATGATTTTCTTTAAAAAACGTTTCTTTGTCTATGTTTTGTGCCGATAATATATATAAACTATCATCATTATATAAAGAAAATAAACTTCTTTTTGTAACGCAATAGAATTCGTGTTCATAATCAGTTTCTTTTCCTAATTTTTTATAAAGATGTAAAAATCTAAACATCTAACAGCTCCTTTCTAGAAATTTCATCTTCTATTATAGTACAGTTTTTCTTTTTAAAAGGTAATAGTTTTTTATTTTTTCTTACTTTTATTTCATTACAATAACTAAGCAATACATCTTCAGGAACATATAAATCTTGATTTATTATAAAGCTTTCTCCATTATCGTTTATTAAATAAAAACCTCTTATGTTAATGTAATGTTTTATTTCTTTAAGAAAGTCACTCATATTTAACTCTTCAGAATAAAGCCAATAATTTTTATCTTTAAAAAAAGATAAATCAGGTTTTTTTATTAGTTTTTTATATATAAAAGCATCTAAGTTTTTATATTTTGTATAAACTTCATCATCTGATTCTAAAAATGGTTTATTTTTAAATAAATTAAAACTTATACTTATACTCATTTTTTTAAAAAAAGAATATTTTTGTCTTTCTATATTAATAAGATTAACTAATTCATTATATATGTCATTGTATTCTTCGTCATTCATTTGCATTAAATAATTTATAGCTAATTTATTTTCTATTAAATTAACTATTTGTCTTAATGGTTTTTCATGAATATTATAAAATTCTTCTTCGACATAATAATTAAGAAAATTATTATAAACATAACTGTTAAATAAATCGAACATAGCTTTCATTTCTTCTATATCTATTTTACCAATTAAGTCATTATAGTTTTCACTTAGTTTCTCTATATCAAAAAACATCTCTATTATTTCTCTAGGTTTTTTTAAATTTGGAATCATTTTTACCCCCAATAAAAAAAAGACAGTTTAAACTGTCTCTTCTGTTCTACGCTCTTCTTTGCTTTCTTCAGGTTCAGGTTCTTTTAATAATATTTTTATTTTCTCATTAAGTTTATTAACTGTATTATCAGTTTCTTCTTTTAATTGAACTATTTTTTTTTCAATAGAAGTTATTATATCTTCTAATACATGTATCTTATTAATATCATTTAAAATTACATCAAAATCTTCTTCTGTTATTTCTTCTGACCTAAGTTTTGCTTTTAATTTTTTAAATAATTCTTTATCTATTTCTACCATTTTTCTTCCTTTCCGATATCAGATATTCCGTACTTTTTAGGAGTGCTAAAACTTTCTCCTTTAAGTATTTTCTCTCTTATTTTTACACTTGTATGTAATCTCATTTTCTTTCCACAAGCTAGTCTATGTTCACATAGTTTACAATGACCAGCATTAACATTCTTGAAAAATAATTCTTGTTGAAAAATAGATATTACTTTCATTAAATCAATATCTATTTTATTAAGAATATCAGTTTTTTGAAATTCTTTTCTTTTAAGTTTAAATGGATTATATGTTATTATTTTACGTACACTATACCATTCGTCTACAAACCAATTGTTTATTTCTTCTTTTACTTTATGTGCGTTAAAATATTTAAACAATACACAAATAAAGAAATATCTAAAATTTAAAAAATCATCAACATCAAAAGGAGTCATTATAACTATATCTATTAAGTTATCTCCTACTTTATTGATGCTTAGAATATCATAAACCATATAATAAGGTTGTTTTTCTAACCTTTCAAAATCTATTTGAGGAAGAGCTACACTTGTATTATTAAATTTAAAATCTTTTAATACATTAGTAAAATAACTTCCTAAATTTACTTCTTCTTTAAAAAGATTTTTAATAGAATTTTCTAAATCACTATCTAAGAATAGATTCATTAGGCCTTCTATGTTTTTAAATAAACGGTTCCTAACTCTATCGTAGTCTGGTTGCTCAACCTCCCAAGCTACAGCCTCTTTTTTATTTATTTCTATACATTTTTCTAATATTAATATTCCTGTTTTTTTTATTTGGTTATAATTTATTTTACCTTCTTGAAAAATAAATTCAAACATCTTAAAGAATAATAATTTACATATTTTATAATACAACTCATCTTCAGATAAAAATTCTGTTTTTTTCTCTCTTCTAAGAGTCATATTATTAGCCTCACTATAATATCTTGACATCACCACATGAGTGTCAAAATATCCTTTTTGAATACAAGTATTCATTTTAAGAAGACTAATATCTGTAAATTTAAAAGGTTGTTTAATTATCCTTGGCGGTCTTGTAGGGATTACAATCGTCACAATTATCACTTACCTTTTCTTTTTTTTCTTTTCTTGTAATAAATATATATACTAATATCATTCTAATTAACATACTTATCAATAACAATCCTAATATTTTAAAAATTGCATATATACTTATTATAGATAATATTCCTAAACCAAATATTAATATTTGAATTATATCTGTTATTTTTTCCTTATCTTCATTACATTTACAAGTATTTCTATATCTTGCAAAACAACATATAAACAAGAATATTCCATATAACACACTAAGAATATAAAAACTCATATAATAATCAACTCCTTTTAAATCGTTTAAAAGAATTATATAAGTTTTTTTATCATTAGTCTATTTCTTTTGATTGCATCTAACCAATTCAAATTTACTATTGTATGCTTTTGCACTTATTTTTTCATAATAATCATTAATTCTGATGAAGTTAAAACTTTCTAATTTTGTTTCTAATTTAAATGTTTTTTTACCCGCATAAGTTTCAATAAAAAAGTAACAGAACTTATTTTCTTCATCTATACTATTTGAAAATTCATTTTTTTCATTAATAAGATAATAGCTTAAACCCTCTTTTTCTTTTCTAGATACACTTTTAATAATAAATCTTGAAAAATTCTCAAATCTTTTTAGTTTAATAAAAATCATATTTTTCTCCGCTGGCGCATTTTATATACTTTATACTACAAATAAGAGGGGTAACCCCCTCATTATATTTATTTGTAGTCTTTTTGTTTAATTTCAGTTATAGTAAATCTTGAATCACTATAAGCATTTTTAAATTCAGGTCTACAACTTTCAGTTAAAACGAAGTGATATTTTTGTAAAGTATCTGGTAAATCTTTATCGTAAGAAAAATAACCATCTGTAATATTAATTACTTCAAAAGGAGTTGTGTTATATTTTTCTTTTAAATACTTATGAAGTGTTGATATGTCTGTTCCACCAGTACTATATGCACCTTTTTTAGCAAACTCTCTAATATCACTAACATTATCAGTAAAAGTTTTATTTTCTTTTATATCATTATCAGACCAATAAATAATATCAAACAAGAATTCTTTCTTTTTTTTGTTTAAACCATAAAGCATATCTAACATTTGTTGTAATTCTTTATCACTTACTGAACCAGACACATCTATTCCTACTATAAGTTTTAAACCATTGTCTTTCTTTTTGCCTTTAAAGACAATATTAGTTCCTTGTCTTTTTCTATTTGGTTTTTGATAAGTAGGTGATTTACCACAAGCTAGTGCTTTAGTGATTACTCTTTTTAATTTAAGAGTATTCAAAAAGTAATTAGGTTTAAGCATATCTCTTTTTCTATTAAAGATACCAGCTTCACGTCCAACTCCATCTCCACTATCAAGATATTGTTGCATTTCACCTTCAGCAACTTCTATTTTACTTCTTATAATATCTCTAATAGCTGAGTCATCTAAGCCTTTACCGTCTTTACCATCTTTACCTTGTCCTTGACCATTACCACTTTCATCTTCCATTGATTTACTATGGTCATCTAATGTTCTTCCTGGATTAGAACCTGGTTGAGAATTACCATTTCCAGGACCTACTTGAAAAGTTATTTTAGTGCTTTTTGGAATTATTTGTTTAATAAATTCAAATAAGTCTCTGTCTATCCATTTATTTCTAACAACATCTTCGTCTGGTAAACTAAGTTTATGAAAATCACAAAACTTCTTTATTGAATCATAACAAACTAATTCATATTGTTCTTGAGGTGGTACATTAACATTAAGCTTTTCTTCAAGTTTCTTAACACAATTTCCATAATAACCTCTATTTTCTCCAGATAGTAATTCATTAACACTACTATTAACATAATAATCCATAGCTACATTTAATGCCTCATCGTAGCCTTCTTCATATTCTGTCTTGAATCTATCGAAGTGATAAAAATAATTATGGAAAAACTCATGAAATAGTATTCCAAGAATATCTATTGGTTCAAGTTTCTTTTCTTCTATTAATTTAAAATTGATAAATAAATCTATTCTTTCTTTATTAGCATTAAGTTTAGTATAAGCTATTTGGTCTTTCTCTTTTTCTTCTACATCCATTATGTCACATATAAACAATAACATATTAATAAAGAATGGAAATTTATTTCTATATAATATTAATACTGTTTCTATTAATTGCTTTCTACCATCTTCAGTATTAATATCATAATCAAACACTAAACCATTGTTTTCTACTCTAACCATATCTCTCCTTTCAAAAAAAAGAAAGTAGGGAGTTAATCCCTACTATTGAAATTTAACCAAGTCATTATAGATAGTTTCATAGATTTCTTTATTTTGTGCCTCTTTCTTACCTCTAGAAACTTTTCCTATAATCTTAGAGAATTCTAACATCATATCGGAAGATTTTTTAGAATTCTTTTTCTTAATAAAGTTTATTTTATTTTTAATTTCTTTAAAAATAGATATTGCTAACATTCTATCTTTATAGAATACAGTTAAAATATTTTCTAAGTTTTCATCTAAGTATTTTAATTTATTGTCTTTTAAAGCCTCATTAACAATGAAAGTCTTAGTTCTTATTTTAAGTTCCATAAGTTTATCTGATTTATCAAATACATTACCTTTTCTATCTAATAATTGTTTATCTGGGTCTAAATTATGTTTAATTATTACTTGGTCGTGAAGGTCTATTTGATTAATTTGTTCAAACAAAGTAATTTGTTTTAATATACTTGCACAAGTAGGTTTATTGAACATATATGCACCAAACTTAGTAATATCTATTTTTGCTGAACTATAATCTTTTATTCCTAAATCATTCCATCTATTAGATAACATTCTCCAAGAACCTAAAGTAGTATCTTGTTCTAGTTCTTTAGAAGCTTTTTCATGAGATACTAAATCACTTCCATCTAAAGCCTCCATTACTTCTAATAATATTTCATTATATTCATTTTCTTGAGCATATTCTATTATGTCTTTCTTAGTAGGAACATACTCAATAAAGATTTGTCTTCTTCTTAATGCACTGTCAGAAAAATCTATGTTTTGTATATAATCTCCGAAAAGGTTGCAACACGCGATAATTAGCATGTTTGGAGCTGGTATTCCATTTATTCTCTTTTCTAACAATCCGAATAGTAAAGGTGCTACAGAAGCGTCACATCTGCTCATTTCGTCCATCATCAAGAGATAATTTTTATCTGGGTTATCTAAAATTTCTTGAAAAATTCCCATATTAACTAATTCAACTGTTTTTTCATTAAGAGTTACTTCAGTAACTTCTTGTTTATCAAATAAAGAACCTCCATCTAAAGGTCCTACTTTTTTTGTTTTAATTACATCTTTTACTATAGGTATTCTAAAATCTTCAGAACCTACTCCTTGTAATCTGAATACTATAGTCTTATGAATATTTAACTCAGGTGCTAAATATTGTAATCTTTCTGCGAATGTTGTTTTACCAGTTCCTGATGGTCCTATTATATTAATACTTGTGTATTTAATCATTGTTCTTACTTCTCTTAATAATTCATCTAAATTGTCTATTATTACTTGGTTTTTATCTCCTATTCTTGCCATTATACATCATTCTCCTTTTTATAAATTTATTAACATTGCTGTTTGGTCATCAAGTTCTTCCAATTCTTCCGGGTGTTTCTTTATATTTTTCATTATTTTATTTACTGAAACACCAAAACCAAAAAGTTTATTATCTTTTGGTACAATATAAATTCTAAAATCCTTTAATATTACCTGATACATCTCTCCCTTTATTTTATAATCTAATATTTGTGGTTTTTCATCCAAGAATTCACAAAAAGCATAATTTCTTGGAGCCATGTGGTCAATATTTGCTTGACAATATATAAGCTTAAAATTATAGCTAGGTCCTAATGCATTATATCCACTTTTTATTTTATCAAAACCATTATTAACAGTCATTGTTTTTTCAAAGTTTTTTCCATAATGTAATATATATTTTTCTAAATCTAAAATAGCTAAATCTTTTTTTTTATCAATAAAAGTTTCTATTATAGCAATTCTTTTTATCGGTAACTCTTTAGTAAATAATATTTCATTTTTTTTATTTATTCTTAATACTGTTTTTGAATTGTTTTTTTCAAAGATAATAATATCTTCTTTGCTTATTTCTAATTTTATTTCAACATCTTTCAAACAATCATATACTGGATTAATTTTTTCTGTGAGCTTTTTATCTAAAACTCTTATTCTTCCATTAATTTCTTTTATTATAGAATATTTAAAACCATATATATAATCGTTAAAAATATTTATATCTTTTAATTCACAATCATTTTCAAGAAAATATTTAATAAATTTTTTATCTCTTGTATTTTTAATGACAGATGAATTAATATAAAAATAAAACTTATCTTCGGAAAAATTAAAAAAGAATTTTATATATTTACTTGTTTCACTAGTAAATGCTATATCATTTACACCCTTTAAATCATCAAAATCACCATATTCAAAACTATCTGATAGGTATCCAGATACGCTTTCGTCTTTACCCATTAATCCTAAAGTACAACAAAATAGTTTTAATAAGCTAAATCTTTTATTTCCGTCAAAGCAATCAAAGACATCTTTATCAAACTCTTCGTTTAATGATTTAAAATATTTAAAAGAACTTTTTTTTAAATAAACTCTTTTGTCTTTTAAATAACCAAGAAATATATAATGTGGATTCTTAAAAACAGAATCTGTTTTAATAATGCAATTTTCATTTATATATTTAATTTGGTTTATGTACTTATTTTTTTCAGCTATTAATTTTTCATACAGATTCATAATTTTAATACCATTAAATTCCTTTCATATAATTCTTTTAATTCTTCCATATGTGTTTTAAAATATCTGTATACCTTAGTTTTATATTTCAACTCTTTTAACTTTTCAACATAGTCTTCTTTGCTTATAAAGTAAATAAAAGAATTAATTATTATTCCTACATTTTCTTTTCCCTCTACAACTCCGTTTTCTATTAATGTTATATATTCTCTTAAGTCCTTAGAAAACTCTTCATTGAAAATTAATATTCTATTATCTTTTTTAGTTCTAATAGAACACATTTTCATTATCTTTTTTTCTTTTAAATTAAGAATTTCTTTTTCGTTTAATTTTATATATGGTATATTATTTATTTCAAAAAACATCTTTGGTCTTTCATTTATTGCACATATGAAATTAAAATCTTTATCGAAGTAATTAACATCTAAGAAATTTTCTTCAAAAGTATATATTATTCTATTGAAGTTATATTTTTTTATTTTTATGTCTTTTTCTAAGTTTTTAAGATTTTTAACATTTTCAAACATTTTCAGAATATTCTTGTTATATTTACTTATATTTCCTGTTTTGTCATAAACAACATTATCAATAACAAAAAGATTTTCATTATCAGCTCTATTGTTATGTTCTATTTCTATGAATTTAATATCTTTAGCATTATAAGCAATTTTATAAAGTTTGTTGTTTTTTAAGTTTTTCTTCAAGAAATCAAAAAAAGCATAACCATTTAAAGTTAATATTTTTTTTGCTAACTCTCTAGTATTCTTTTCTTCAAACATTCCAAGAAAATAGTTAGTAAAAAACTTCCCTGTTATTACGTCATATCCAATTAATGATTCTCCTTGAAAAAATATTAATCTATCACCATATTTAACTTCATTTAAACATGATGGATTTGAAATAAATAACCCACATATAAAAGCAAACTTTTTAACTTCTTTTTCATTAAAGTTTTTATGTAAATCGCAAAATAAATCTGAATATAATTCATATAAATCTTTAAGAATATTAAGATTTAATTGAGCTATAGAATTAAACTCAATAGAAAAATATCTAAATTTAATAGCGTTTGTTTCAAATATAGGTTTTCTTATATTTTTATCTGTTCTTATATGAAGCGAATAACTAGATTTAGCTTTTCTAATTAGTTTACTTACACATTCATAAAATATTTTACTTCTCATTTAATCACAACCCTAGTAACATATTATTTTTATCATTGACTTCATCATATTTTTCCTTATTTTTCATAATTTCTTTTATAAAATAACTAATGTTAAATTTTTTATATTTTTCATATATTTCACCATATTCATCAAAATTAAGTGTATATATTTTGTTTTTTATTTTAATAAAAATAAAATTTCCATCCATACTTTCTTGAATTCTAGAAAAATATTCTAAATCAAACATATTTTTTAACTGTACCTCATTTATTTCTAAAGGTACTATACCTAATCCTGTTTTATAGAATTTAGTATTTTTTACTTTTTCTAAAGTCCACAAGTTAAAAAGTTCATTAGTCCATGCATTCCATAAACATATTTGATTATTATATGTTAAAAATTCACATTTAAAATCAATAGTGTTGATTAATTTCATATTTATATCAAGAAACCAAACTCTATATGCATCTCTTTCATTATATTCAAGAGCATATATTTTCTTTTTTGTTCCTGGAAGTTTATTTAAACTAAGATAATATTGAGTATCTTCTTTTAAGATTTTATACATATCTTTTGTTTTAAATACTTCAAGTTCAGTTTTATTTTTATATATAAACTTATTCTTATCACAAATAGCATAGTAATCATTAATTCTTATTTTCTTTTCATTTTTTAACTCAGTAAAAACTTTTAATTTTCTATTTGTCATAAGTTTTAAGTTTTCTCTTTTAAAAAACAAAACATTTGCTTGATTTCTGTTGTTTATTATAAAAGTTTTTTCATTATAAAATATCTTAATACTTTTTAAGTCTATTCCTATTGAATGATTAACTCCGTCTAATTTAAAATTCAAAAGAAAACTCATATTATCACAAGTCTCATAATGAATTTCTGTTATTATTAATTTTATTTCAGATAATCTAGTTAAAAATAAAAATAACTTACAGAAAGTTTCACTATGAATAAAAAATTTATTTTTCTTTTTTAATACTTGAAAATCGTTAACAGCATCTTTTAATACTGAGTACATTAGTTGATAGTTCTTTTTTAAATATTTTTTTAAATTTTCAATATTATGCTCACCAGTAAATTCTTTTCTTAAACTTACTTCTCTCATTTCATTTAATATCTTTTCTATATTCTTTCTGTAAGTTATATAATTCATATTATAATCCTTCCATCATAGCAATGACGTCTTGGTAATTTACCCATTCATCAAAGTTTTTTCTGACGTTTCTCAACATTTTAGTTTTATCTTTATTATAAAAAGTATCTCCTACTTTAACTATACCAAGTACTCCATTACAGAATACTACTATATTATCATTTTCTTCTGTTCCTGTTTTTACAGCTCCATTTTTTGCTAACATATAAAATCTACCTATATATTTTTCTGAACTAGTGTAATAATTCATATTTCTTTTTGGTTTAATTTCTTTAATTTTAATTTCATTTCTTAAATTAAAATCATTATATTTTACTAAATTAATTTCCGAATTGTTTCCTATTTCATCAACTCTATCTGATACTAATAATTTAGAAATTTTATTGTTTACTACATAAACAGAAGAGCAACTATTAAACTCATATTCGTTTTTATATTCAAAATTCATTACTGTTTCATAATCACGTTCCATTATAGTAAACGTTCTTTTTGTAGGTACTTTAAATTCAAGTTTATCTAATAATTTAATGTTGTTTTCAAAAGAACTTTTAAAGTTATTTCTATATAGTGAGAAGCCATCATCATTAACTTCAACAAAATATAAATATTTTTCTGTACATTTTACGATATACTGGTCTTTTTTAAAACACAAATGCGCCGGCGGAGAAACTCTTCTTTTTTTCTTTACTTGCTTTTTATGTCCAGGTCTAAAAAACTTAACTTTTTCTTCTTCATAATCAAGATTTATTTCATAGAAAAAATTAGTATAGAAATCTGGAAATTTTAAATCCCTTATTCTACGACATCTTTGTGCTTTTGTGAAAATCATATTTTCTATATCATATTCTATTAATAAATCATCTTTATGATATCTTAATAGACTACTAGCTATAATTGATTTGTTTATATTATTTTTTTTATCATATTGTTTATTAATTATTTTAAAACCTTGTGAAATTAAAAATATTATAAACATTACTTGTTTTGTTTTTACAAAACCACTATTAATAAAATCACTATTATAATTAAAAACTCTTTCTAGAGTTTTTTTTATTTCTGTTATTTCTTCATTGTTTTTTCTTTGATAATAAGAACCCTTATCTCTTGCAAAAGTTATACGACATTTATATCTATGGTAAAAAGAAAAATCCAAAATATTACCATTTTTTTTACAATCAATACTATCACTTATAAAAGTTGTTTTACTAAATATATATTTATCAGTAATAGTATTGTAACTATTAAAAATTAAGTTTTTATTTTTCCAGTTACTATACATATCTATTAATTCTTTTATTATTTTCTTATTTACAAACACACTATACCCTCCTAAATGTTAATCGTTAACATTAAATTATCATTTGCCTCTTCTAATTTTTCATTAGAAATTCTTTCAAATTTATAAAAATATCTTGATGCTAAGTTTCTAGTTAAACCATATATAGTACCATCTCTATATATTAATATTTCATTTTCTGTATAAGCTACAGGAAAGTTATTTTTCTTTTTAATTATATTTTTTACTAATTCCAGAGACATTAATTCAAATACTTTATTTGTTATAAATCTATTTTTAACAAAGTAAAACTTATCATCTCTTTCTATTATATATTCATCTCTATTCATTCTTGTTTTTTCCATATTATAACTATTAATAAGAACTACTTCTGATTTTAGAATTTCTTTATCATTTAAAACTGTAGCTGTACTATAAAAACGGTCTTTTCTATTATTTTCCTTAACTAAAAATAATTTTCCATCGTATTCATAACCTAAAGAAGGTATAGTATTTGGATTATAATATTTATTTATTGTACTTTTTTTAAAGTCTAAAAGATATAAATCTCCATTACAAATAAAAGTAATTGATTTTGAACCTATTTTGCAAAGAATATCTATACCGTGTTCTAAAAAATAACTTAAATCCATCTTTTTAGTTCTTTTAAGTTCATAACTATAAATGTAAAAATAATCTTTACAAAGAAGTACTGTAGTATTATTTGCTGTTATATAAATTTTAACTTCTTTATCTTTATTCTTTTTTATAAAACTTGGTTCTACGTTATTAAGTTCTTTTACATTTACTCCAGGTCTTATGTCACCTATAGTCTTTATTTCTTGAAAAGGTTTAATATTTTTTAGTTTTAAATCAGAAGAAAAGAAAAAAGTATAACCTTTATATTCAAGTATATAAATTCCTTTTCTTTGAAACGCACTAATATTTTCATCATCCATACGTGACTTTTTATAAATATCAAGAGCTAATTTATTCATTCTTCTTTTAGTATTTAACACTACATAAATATCTAATAAATATTCTATATCTTCTATTAATTCTGTTTTATAACTATCTAATTCAAATCTAAAGTTATCAATATAAAAAATAGTTTTATTTCTTTTTTCATCTTTTACTTTTTCAATAGGTCTACAGTTTACTCTTCTAATATTTAAACTTTTTTTAAATTCTTTAAAATCTTTTGCAAACTCTAACCATACTGACCACTTTTCTCCAGAAAGCACCCTATACCTCCTTAAAATTATAAATTAACAAAGAATAAATTATTATCATTCTCTTCTAGTAATATATCTTTATCTATTTTATAAAGTTCTTTTGGATTATTCTTAGTTAAAAAATCAGAACTTAATAAAAATATTTCATCATATATTTTATAAAAATATAAATTGCCAATACAATCATTTTTGTAAAGTGCAAATATTGCTACTTTTTTATTTATACAATCTTCTTCGAATTCACTAACTATTTCTAATTTATCATTTATTTTAGCGTTATTTTTAAATAAATATAGAACGTTTTTATTTATTAAAGCAATATCTTTAGACATATCTGTTTTCCCTACGAAAACATTTTTGTTAGAAAAATCAAAAAATTCTTTTTCTTTTTTAAAATCATAAAAACAATTATTTCCAGAATAAAAATCAAAATTTATTCCGTTATTAAATGTTCTTACGTTAGATAAATCTTTAATTTCTTTTTCATAGATTTTATTTTTAATAAAATAATAAAGTTTTTCATCTGTTCTAAGGTATACTAAATTTTTGTTATATATTCCTATATCTTCAACGTTTTTTTTATTTTCTTTTATTTTTCTAAGAATATCTTTTATATTCTGTGCTTTAATGTTTTTAAAAATAGCAATATCTTTTTCTGAATATGGTACATTCATTATAACTATATCTTTATTTTTTAACGTAACCATTGCATCTACACGTCCAATAAAAATATTTTCCAATTCTTCATTTGCAAATTCTTTGAATTTGTTTTTAAAATGATTTTTCATTAACTCACCATATGTTTTAGCATCTTTTGGATTTAATACATAAAAAAACTTACCAGTTTTTAAATCTAAAGCATATTTAAAAGCTTTTGGAAATACATTTTTATTTTTAGTTATAGCAAAACTAAATGTTCTTAGCTTATTGTCTATATTATTACTTTTAAAACCTTTTAATCTAATAAATACTTTAAACATTAAAGGTTTTATTTTATTAACAGATGTTCCATATTCCATAGTTTTAATGAAGGTGTTACGCTTGTTTGCACTATCAGCATAAAAAATAATTTTTTTCTTTCCGAAATGATAAATTACTTTATCTTCAAAATCTTTATTTATTCCATATTCAAAGCTATCATTATTTTCTATTTTACAGTTTTTTGCTAACCATTTTCTGAATTCTCCTAAAAGAATTCTTAATTTTTCAGCATCTTTAAATTTTAATTTATCAAAATAATTCATTTTTCACCCTTTTTCCTCTCGCAATCTCTGTGCTTGTGTGAATGCGTATAATTTTTAAAAAACAAATACTTCTATTCCACGCGCACCAATCACTTTTCTAAATAGAAAAGGGGTGCCTTAAAAAAAAATCTAGCTCGACTACTATTCCAAAGGAGGTAGAAATAGTAGTCAAAGCTAGGGCTGATATTATCTTAAATCTTCTTGATAGATTTTTAATATAAATCTACCGTCGGAGATTTTTGCAATTCTAAAGAAGAAAATGTCTTCTTTATCATTTATAAGGAACCTGTCTTGAAGTTCAAGACATTCCTCAATACTGTTTTTTTCAATTTCATCAATAAATAACATTTTCTTCATTAAAATCACTTTCCTTTCAATTTTTTTGTTATTTTTTTGTTTCCATAATTATATATTTAAGGAGGTATCGGGTATACCATAAGAGGAGGTGCTTATAGTATACCCAGTTTAAGCCAGAGGAGGTGGCTAACTTAAACATATAATAACAGAAACAAAAAACCTAGAAGATTAAACTTCTAGGTCTTTTATTTTATAAAGAATTTCTATTACTTCTTTTTCTGGAAGATAACCAATTACATCATTTGTAATATATGTAGTGTAACATAATTCCCAATCATTTCTTTCTGGTCCTGTTTTTTCAATAACAGCTAATTCAAATTCATTTTCATTTCTTGTATGGCTATAAATATTATTTATAATACTTGCACCAAAACCATTATCAAACTTAACTATCATTTGGTAACCTGAGTTGTTTTGTCCGTCAAATGCAATAAAATCTTTTAAATTTTCAGGTAAATTAATTTTCATACTATCAGCTCCTTTTAATTAAACACAATATACATATAAACATTTTTATTCTAATCGTACCTTTAAGAGGAGGTTGAACCGACGTGAGATGAGGAGGTAAACTCACATCGGTTCTAATTATGTGGAAGAAGAAATCCACGTACCCTTAACTTGAGATTGAGGTAATTAAGGGTACAATTAGAATAAAAATTGGGCATAGGTGTAAAAACACCTATACCCTTATTTATTTTATGCCCAATCTTCTAATGCTGTATCTAATTCTGTATCAGCATTTTCTACTTGTTCTTTGCTAGGTGCTGGTACTACATCGAATGTTATTAACCATTCGTGAGTGATAAATTTCTTATCAACTGCATCATAGCATAATGAGAAAAATCTTACTCTAACCATTTTTTCTAATGTTATTTCATTTTCTTCAGTAGTAATAGCAACAGCAACAGTACTGTTAGAAGACATTATAGATTTTCTTTCTCCGTCTAAATAAGCTTGAATATCTTCTTCTGTATATGAAACTATAGGATACTCAAAAAATCTTATTCCAGACATTAATTGAGACCCGTTCCAAGCTTGTGCTACTTTAGAACCATTATAATTAGTTCTAATCTTTTCTCTTCTATTTAACTTAAGTGTCTTTCCGTCTCCAATTATACCTTTAATATAATCTTTAACTTGAGAACCTAAGTTTTTATAAAATGTAACATAAGCCTCTTTTTCCATAGCAATTAATTCTGCAAATTCTTCAGTATCATTTTGTTTTGTACTTCTAAGATAGTTAAGTCTAGCTGATAATTTTGGGTCCATAACACCAAAATCTTTAACTAGCTCATTTAACTTATCTTCATATTGTTTAGCACTAGTTGTGTTGCCACTTGCTGTTATTCTATTAATCATACCAATTAAATTATTATATTCTTTATAACTAACACCAAATATTTTTTTGTTTTCCATATTAATTTTCACCTTATCCTTTTTTTAAATTTTAATTTTAATATAATATAATTTCCAAAATGGTACAGTTCTACCAGAGTAACTATCTACTCTTTAAATTAAAAAACACACTAATAATTATTCTTCTTCAGTTTCATCTTCAATATAGTCTTCTATGCCTAATTCAGTGATTAACTCTTCATCAGAATAATCTTTTTCCAATTCCTTGGATAAATTTTTACCGAATTTATACAGTGCCGATGCTCCAGCACCATACATCATTAACTCACCAGCTTTTCCTACCCAGGCGTCGATACCTACAGCACCTAGGCCTACAGCTCCAGCTGGATTATCAAGGTCTAGCATATTACTTGCAATACTTAAACCTACACCAGTTATTGCTAACTTGGTCTCAGTTTTAAGGTCCTTTAAAGTCTTGGTAGTTGCTACCACAACTTTAGCTCCTATTTTACTAGCGTCATCCAAACTCTTACTTCCAAGAGCTCCAAGTAAGTTACCAGCTGTCAATTTTTTTCCCATACAAACACCTACCTTTCAATATATAACATAAAATAAAATATTACCAAAATTCAGAAAACTGTTTGTATATGGGGACAAACAGCCAAAAACCCACTTCGTACCGTGGTGACTGATTTTATTACACGGCATCACCTTACCGTAAATCAAATCGCACCCAATTACGTGTGCTTTAATGTTACTAAGGTTACACCTGTTCACATCAAAACATCTTATTATACGCACGCACGTATAATTTTATTTATTCTCTCATCACAAGAATTGGGGAACTTGTGCTTTAATTATTTTAATGTTTTTTTTTAAGAACTAGAAAAAACAAAAAAAATAAAAAAAGAAAAAAGAATAAATATTCATAGAGCGTTCCAATGCTGAGTGCCTGAAGCGGATGTCAAAGACGGAGCGAAGATAAGCACGAAGCTGTCGAACGTTTCCGACTGGATGCCAAAGGCGAAGGGAGAAAAGAAACGTGAGACGAAACAAAGCTTTCTTCGACGTATGCCAAAGGCGAAGGAGAAGAAAGACTACCTATTGTTTTAAAAAAATAGAAGAACTAAGAATGAACTAAGTGCAAGATAGCTGAACAGAGAGAAAAGTAAGTGAGTGAGTGGGTAAAAAAAAGAGAGAAGGGATAAACCCTCCTCTAAATAAAATAAACCAAAACAGAATAAGAACAAAATAAAATAACAAAGCTAAAGCCAAGAATATCCAGTTTTTTCATAATTAATCACGCTCCTAGGATGAAATGAGATAAAATACAGCTAATAGCAAGGATAACTAAGTAAATGCCGAACTTATCAATAAGCATAAAACCTCCTTTTATAAAAAGAAACCAAGAATAAATAAACCAAGTAAAACAGTACCAAGTCCGAACTGATTTACTAAGAAACATAAAATACTAAATATAAATAAAGAGTAAAAGTATCCGTTTTTCATTATTTATCACCTCCTAATAATCTAAATATAATATAAATTATAACTCCTACTACAACTGCTGGTAGGAAAGTAACTTGTGGTGCTGTTAAAACACCCCAAGCAAGTATTCCAAATAAAACATACATAATTCCTCTTAGTGACATTATATCAACCCCTTTACAACGCTAACAGCGTTTGTTAAATCTTTTGTTAAGTCACAAACTGTTAGATAGCTATCACAATACAAATCTAAATCCATTATATAGTTATCAACATTGTCCAATAAAGTGTCTTTGTTCAAAATTAATTGATAGCTGTTCATATCTTTATAATCCAAGTGGCTAGGAACTCCTAAACTAACCATTGCATTTCTTAAATCTTTCATCGCCATTCTCAAAACTTTCTTACTCATAAATATCACTCCTTTTTTAATTAAATACAAAATTATAAATATTAGTCCTTATGGAAACCTAAATCAGCCATATTAGCTGAACCAGGTATCCATTTTAATTCTAAAGTACTACTAGCTCTTAAATCAGTTAAGAACTTCAACATTTTTACAGTGCTTTCGTTCTTAACTTTAATCACACCATTGCTCCAATACTTGATAACAAGCTCGCTATCACCAAGTATTGTTTTCACTTCTGGCATTAAGTTAGCTATTTTGTAAGCTAATATGCAACCTAATGCCTCACCATAGTTATTAGTAAAAGACTTAGGTAATTGAACATTACCAAAATCGTTAACTATAAAACCATAACGGTTACATAAATCAATAAAACTGCTATTACTAGCAATTTTATTAATAAGAGAATTACCAAGACTATCTGTTACTCTTACCTCAACGCCAATACCTCTACCAGTACCAGCGTCAAAGTAAATTATAGAAGGGTCATAAACTTTTTCTGCAACTTCTTCAAAAGATGTTTTAACAGAAAGATTTTCTACAATCCAAGCATTTGCCTCTTGTTCAGAAGCAAACTTTTTATATTTAACACCACTTTTACCTTTTACAAAATTAGAACAATCGTCCCAATTATCAAATAATCTACTTTCACCATTAAAAACTACAGCATATAATTTAACTTTATCCATATATAACACTCTCCTTTTTTAATTAAACAAATATTAATTCCAATCATCAGAACTTTCAGGATTAAGAAAAGCCTCAATCTCTTCTTTTGAAAATCTATCAGCTTGATAATCCTTAAAGAAATCAACTCCAAGACAAAGCATATCTTCTTTAACAGAATTATAGTCAACGGAATTTTGAATAGCCTCATAAACTGAAGGCATATAGATTTGGAAACCGTCTACACTTTGGTGATATAAACAGTTAATTTTCTTTTTAGAAATATAACTGTTATTATCGTGCATTGGTTGCCAAAAATAATACTCGAATATAACAAGATGTTCTCCGAAACTGTGAACTTTTTGTTTTGTTTCATTATCGAAAATAAACAGTTCCCAATCTCTTTTTCTTGTTTCTGCCAAATCTTCAATTTTCAATTTAGCAATTTCTTCAACAGAAAGAGAAACTTCTTTATTTTCAATAATGCAATCTAACTCCATTAATCCGTCGATTAATAGAGCGTTAACATTATCTCTTGAGCAAGATGTACCAGCTATAACATCTGGTTCAAACACAACTTGCCATTTATTTCCAGCTTTATTTGTATTAACATTATGTTTAGTTCTAATGTTATTTAAGAACTTAACAAAATTGTCTTTTTCATTTTCTTTATCGAAAACCATAGCACACATAATTGTGTATCTATCTTCGATTATTCCAGTTATAGAACCCTTATCTCTATAACTACCAATCATCTTAGAACCAAGAGAAGCTACTCTTAGTTCATTAGTTTCAGAATTAACTATAGTTTCACTCTTTTCAATAAAACCTGAACTTACAACAAAGCTATCTACGGCATTTGGGTAAATACCGTATTTTTCAAGTTCAACTCCCCATAAGTCACATTTCACAACAAGACTAGGGATAACAACTTGGTTTAATTTATCAGTTAATGTAGACATAAACATCACTCCTTTTCAATCAGTATGTTCGAATAACATACTATAAATAAAATAATACACAATAAAATAAGGCTAAAACCATTTTTAACAATAAAACAAGAGTTTAGCCTTAAAAACCATAAAATTAACAAAAAACTTTTTCTTTTAATACCAATGTAAAACAGAAATTATTCCGCCGGCGAATTTTTTTATCACCAAAGCGAAATAAAAACTGTTCTGAAATAAAACAAATTATAACTTATAGCTTAAAAATCTCATATACTGGTCCTTAGTACCATAAAAGTAAGGTCCACAAAGATTTCTAGCACCATTTTTAATAATTTTTTTATTTACTGGAATGCAATCATTGTTGTCATCATAGTAAATAGTAGATTGTACATAGTAGTCTTCAAATGTTAAGTAACCTAATACCAATAGGCTTTCAAATTTGTCCTCACCTAAATCATCTAGTTTCCAGAATTTTTGAACTTGTTTTTTCATAGCATCATCTCCTTTTATCAAATAATAACCTGTACATAGGTTCTTCTTAATATATTTATCACAATCATTAAGAGAACCTATAAACAAACAAATATCTTCCACATATAACTTATACATAATCTATTCTCCTTTCAGAAAAACAAGAGTTTAAAGCTCCTGTCTTTCTGTTTTAATGTTTATATGTTTTCATTTAACATTTCTGTAAATCCAAAGCTATCACCTGGGATTAACTTCATACATTCATTATAGAACTCTTCAAAAGTTCTAGTGAAATACTTACTGTTCTTAGAATATATATCTTCTAGTTTGATGATTTGAATTTTATCACCGTCACAATCACCAGCAAGATATCTATCAAGCATATCAGGACTTACTCTTATTTGATTAGGAGTAAATCCTACAACTTTAAGAACAACTACAATGTTTTGAATAGGGTCACGTGTTACCATTACGTAATCCCCTATTGCCAAACCACTCCACTCAGGTACAAGTATTTCATCAATACCTCTAGAGTGAGTTAAAGCTACACCAGAAATTCCCTCGAAATGAAATAAGAATTTCTTAGAAAATCTTTTACTAAACAATCTTTTAGCGATGTCTAATCTCAAGATGTACAATTTAGTGTAGAAGTTTTCAAAGGCTTTTTCTTTAGCCTTTTCATCTTCTAGTTTTACTAAATCATAGTAAAGTCCAGCTATTTCACCTAACTTACGTGAAAAGCTTATTTCACCGTGAGGGACGGCTATGATACTAGTCTCTCCCTCACTGTTTACTATCTTCAAACATCTCTTGCTAAGCAAGAATTTTTCTTGAAGTTTAGTAAGTTCTCCTTGTGGAAAACTTTTTAAAACACTAACATCAAACTCATTCCAATTTTCTGAAGCCTTTAGTTTTAACTTATGGCATTCAGATGCAAGTAAACCTCCTTTTCCAAATCTTAAGTCTTGAAATAAAAAGTTACTGTTCATATTAATACCTCCTCGAATATTAAACACATTAATTTATACAAAACAAAACAAACAACCAAAGAGACTTACTCTTTAACAGTAAATCTCTTTTTATATGTAAAAGGCATAACTAAATCACAAGTATCTTTGATAGTAGCACTATTATCTCTCTTAGCACTTGTTTTGATAAAACAAGGATAAATAGTAGTCTTAATAACATTAGCAACATCAAAGACATCTTCGTTAGCCTTTTCATTTCTAACCATTTCAAACACTCCATTGTTTTTTCTGATGTAATAGTTTTTAGCAACCTTACATCTTTTCCCTGGAGCACTAGTACTACCTGTTATAATATCAATACCCTTAATTCCGTGTACTGATACAAGCTCTTCATAACTTAAATCAAGCTGAATATTATTTTCTAACAAGAACTTACCTACTTCGCTCTTGTTATTATCAACCCACATAATTGGAGTTTTATTCACTTCACTCCAGCTATATTCTTTAGCATTACGTAGGGTTCTAGTAATATTAGCTTGTACAGCCTTAATTAAACCGCCTTGACTTCTTTTCATCATACCAATAAAGAAGTCCTTACTATAACTTTTCTTAGCACTAGTCATCAATCCTTGCTTAATTAAGAATTGATAAGGGTGCACTAGTTTCAATATCTCATCAGTACCATTAGCATACTCTATCAAGTTTAATGGCATATAAGCCATACTATAGAGATTACCGTTTACTTTACAAGAAAGAACCTTATCAATAAATGGTAACTCCATACTAAAAGAGCATAGTTCTTCATTTGAAGAAAATTTAACAAGTAGTTTTGTACCACTAACACGTTGTAACAAAGTCATTTCCTCTACTTCAAGATTGTATTCTGATACAGCATTCTCAAATTCACTCTTGAACATATCAACCTGAGCCTTAGAAACGGCCTTACGTGATAACAACTTGTCTTTTTCATCTTCTCCAAGAGTATCTTCAGCTAGTTCTCCTTTAAGAAGTTCTAATTCATCTTCACTCATAATAACTGGCTCATAAGAAAACTCAGTTTCCTTTGCCATATCAAAATCTTTATTTACACCAGTGATACACACTGGATGTGCCAAAATACGAAGTTCTTTACTGAATTTCTTGTAAAGTTCTCCCTCACCAAGGAAACGATATCCTTTGTGAGCCTTTCTAAGTCTTGCTACCTTTACACAACTCTTTAAAAGTTCCACTTGAGTATCATTTAAAACACTAGTATTGTTTGACATAATATAACCTCCTCAAAATATAAACACATCACAATAAAAAAAGAACTTAAGCTAACACATAATCAATATTAAGTTCTTTACAAACTTCAACAACACAATCCATATACATATCAATATCTAACCATACAATATAAGGATTGTTAATTGCATTATTGAAGATTTTTAAAACTTTACCTCTTCTTTTAACTTTAGCAATCTCAAGAGACTTACGAAGCATTTCTTTTACTTCACGCCTCTCTCTTTTCCTATAAAACACACATCCTTGATATGTATCATTGTGCATAGTTTCAGAAAAATCTAATAAACTATATGATACATTCAAAGACAGAAACCATTGAGCTACAAAACAATCAAATAAAGCAACATTAAAGTATTCTCCATAGAGATACTCTAACAATAAGTCCTTTATCTCTCCAGCAACAGTCCTATAATAATAATTATAGGCATACTTACTCAAAGATAACTCCAATTTCTCTTTCTCTTTGAATATTATATGCAAGAGTTTATGTCCTTGATACCATTCTATCTCACAATCATATCCGACATTACATAAGAGTTTACATAAGTCATCTATCATATAATAACTTTTGTCTCTTACACTCTTGAAATAAATATTAATAAAGACAACATTACGCTCGCTCTTGCTTTTGCAATAAACAATAACAAAGTTATCAAAGCTAATACTCATACTAACACCCCATTCTTGCTTTTTCAAAACAATAAAGAGCTCTTTCAAAAAACTCTTTTACATCTCTAACAGAACTATCACTAGCATACACACAAGCAATTAACGCTCTGACATTTCTAATAAAAGCTTTTCTTTCAGACAAAGCCATTACTCTCTCAAGTAACACTCTATCTTCTCTCAATATTCTCTTAATAAAAGTCATAGCCATTTTTTCTTCAGTCTTAAATATATTTTTCATTCTATACCTCCAATATCATATATAAACAATAAAAACACAATCAAACAACCTATAATCGTCCACTTATGCTCCATAATAGTACATAAATGGACAACCTTTAGGCCATATTAAAAATCCCTTTATTCCCAGTCATTTTCAACGACAGGAACATCAGCTACGTCATTCAAGATGTCACAAATAGCCATTTCTAGCTGTATTGGACTACCTTTGAACTTCTTAAGCTGACAAATCTTATACCACACGGCGTCACTCATCACACCAGCTCCGTCGTGTTTACTATCAAGTGCTAACTGTTGTAGCTTATTTCCCAGAATACGGGCTTGTATCATATCAACTCCCGCAATTCTGGCCATTTCAAGTAGCCAGTTAGCGAAAGACCCTCCAATACCTGTACCCTCTTTTACGGCCTTTAAGTTCAAAGCACCGTAAAACCAGGCATTGTAATACCCAGAAACCTCTACATCATCATATTTAGCGTTCTTCTTACGAGAAGCACTAATCATTTCCTCCAATTTCATTCTGAACCTCCCAATATTTCAAGGGTAGCACTCTACTACCCCAAGTATTCAATTAACCAATCTACTGTTTCTTGCTTAGTAGGCTTGTATTCACACTCCATAGCAAAGTCTAAAAAGTCAAGAATACAAACGCTGATAAAATCAAGAGTTCCGTCATCATCAAAAGAACTCTCAGCATTATTCCATAATTTAGCAAACTCACCGTTAGTCTTAAGTTCCTCAACTAAAGCTATCACGTTTCCGTCAAACTCAGACTTACCGCACTTTACAACTAATTCCATAACAACCTCCTTAAACATTAAACACATCAAAGTCCCACATTTCCATACTTAAGTAGATGCCTACAAAACCAATAGCATCTGCCATATTAGTCTCGACTGCACCAGCTCTTATGTTGAACTCTAATTCTTCACATAACAACCCAAACAAGTCAAACCCGCAAGCTTTCTGCTTTTCAGCATATATCTCATAAAGCTCATTGTCTTCATAAAAACAACACTCAATAACACTACTACTTTTAAATTTCATCTAAACCTCCCTTAATTCCAATCATCATAAAATGTAACTAAGCTAATAAAGCTAAAATCAAAGAAACTTTTAAGCTTTGTCTTTTTCAAACTTTCAAGAAAAGCCTCATCAAAGACTTGAGCGAATTCGCTTTCTTCTTGTTTTTCAAAGTTAATATAATGTCTATAAATAATTTCATTAGTATCCTTGTGAATTATACTAGTTTCTTTACCAAGATAACAAAACAAATACTCTTCTCCAGCATAAAGAAAATGAATTTTTATTTCATTATCATTATCAGAAAAAGTCTCATTATTTCTGAAGAAGATTTTTTTTAGTTTAAGCATAATAAAGCCTCCTTTAATATTAATCTAATAAAACAAGAGTTTAGGTTTTTATTGTTTTGTGTTTTCTGTTTTAACTAGGCTAGAACATAACACAAAAACTAGCAAAAACGCAAGCAAGTCTAGAGCTTGTATGCATTTGAGTTTGTTTTTTACAATAAAACATTAACTCTCAAAACATATAATTGTATCTGAACTGGGTCAAAACACGACATTGAAACATACCAGTTTTAACAAAAACACTAGCAAAGCAAGAGTTTTAGGCTTTTTGTTTGCTGTTTTCTGTTTTTAAGTCAAAGCATAATACAAATACTTTTATACTTTACTGGGGGTCAAAGTGACACCAAAACGCACTGAAACTAATTCAAACCTAGAACTCATCAGACTTTGCTCTGTTTTATCACCAATCAAGACTTGTTTATGATAAAACACATTTATATCTGAACTGGGTGTCAAAGGGACACTTTTTTCCGCCGGCGGAGAAAATAAAAACCAAGAAAACTCAGTTTTTATATAAACCATTGCTATTAAAAGAAAAACTCATTTTTACTTTGAACATCAAACTAATGACTTTTTAGTCTCTGATAAGAGATGGGTGTCACTTTTTACCCCCGTTGGAGTACAAAGAGTAAAAATTAAAAAGTGTTGATTTTAAAAAGAAAATTAATTTTCACTTAAAACCAAGAGTTAAAAAAGAGACTAAGTTCAACCTCTAAAATCATTACTTTGATAATCAAACTAACTAGCTATATAAAGCCTTAATATCAAGCACAATACACACAACACAAGATTAATTCTGGAGTTAAGAGTGTTTTAGCTAGAATAAGAGTACTAATAAGGTGTATATGCCAAAAAATAAAATAACACCTAGTGAGAAAATGCCAAAAAAATTAACACGCGATTTTATGCATAGTAGTACTAGTTTAACCCCCAGTGTAGATACAAAATAAAATAACACCCTATACTATCCTAACTAGTAAAAATACAGTTTATAAAAACTAGTTTTCTTGGACTATACTATAGAGAATTTTATTCTGGCATATCTATACTACTAAGCTTAGTACTAAACTAAACACATAAGAGTAAACTTAATATTCTAAGTCAAAATCATATAGCTCAACAACGCATATTATCGCCACTCAAAACAGTGAAGCTCTGAGAGCTCGTTTAACGCGTTTTAATTAACATAGCCATATAATTATATCACTCATATTAATCTAGCAAAACAAGAGTTTGATGTTTTTTATGTTTTTTGTTTGCTGGTTGTGCTTTAATGAAGACAGGTCTTTTTTTTACTAGCAACTCCGTGAGAATGCTTTAATGTTAACTCAGGGTTTTTTAGTAGAAGCTAGTAGAGGCATAGAAGAACATTAAATATCAACTAAGCGTGGAAGAGTGAAACCTATGCAATGGTTTCACAAAGGAGAAGGAGGTATTAGGAACCATTGGTTCCTAAGAAGGAGAGAAGAGAGACGCAACTAAGGAGAAACTAAGAGGAGAGAAACAACTAAGCAAGGAGGGAAGGGGAAACTATGCAATTGGTTCCCAAGAAGAAAGAGAAAAGAACCTACTGTTTTAAACTAGTAGAAGTTAAGAAGGAACTTATAAATATTAACTAAGCGTGGAGGGTGTAAGGGAACCTAGCTATGGTTCCCTAGGAAAAAAAGAGAGAAATGCGCTGGCGCATTTTTTCAGAATTAAAAAAAATAGGAAGCTACTAGGAATTAACCTAGCAACTTCCAAGAAACTAATTTTGATATTGTTCTTCTAAGAATATTTCCATTTCTTCGAAAGAATGGAAATCTATGTAGTTTTTCAACTCACTGTTAATCAATGAGTTAAAAAACTTTTCATCAAAACTATTAGAGAAGTATAACCAATCTTCTCTGTTATCTACCCTATCTACGTTATAGTCGTAGATAGTTTTATCATCTTGGTCGTAGATACTAATAGTGTATCTACTTCCAAAGTCTCCACAACTAGTGCTATCATACACTAGTTGATATTTTTTATTTTCATACTCAAAAGAGTATTTTTCAAATGGTTGATGATATCCACCACCATTTGAACTTTTACTTTCATCGAAGAAAGGGTTTTGTTCCCTCTCTTCAATTAAAATTATATTTTTTATCATATTATTCACTCTCCTTATTAATCTATTCTTTTAATTAATTTCCAAGAAAAACCTAATTCTTGGATTTGTTGTTTAGATAAGATTTCTCCCTCAGGCGGTCTCTTATCTAATTTAAAGCAAATTGCCAAATCACCCTTATCAAGAGTAATAGTGGCTCTATTAGTAGGAACTTCAATCTCCACTAATTCACTTATTATAGCACTAGTACTATCGTGTCCAATAGCACTAGTAAAAGCATATTCGTTTAATAATTGTTGAACTGCTATTAAACCAATATCTTCCATAACAAATGTTCCATTATTTGGGATGATAGTCGTATTTAAAACGTATAATTGTGCCATTTTTTCTCCTTTTTGAAACACCTTATTTCTTTCGAATAGGTATAAGGCAACCTATTTATTTTTTTAAAAGTTTAGACAGTTTAAAGACTTATCTAGGTCTAAAAAAACTAAAGTATTTCAGGGACAGCGTAAGCGTCAACACCTACGCTATCAAAAAATTTAATTAATTCTTTTGCAACTTCAAGAGAACATCCTGAAGTTACATTATTATTAGCAATTACTTTAAAACTCATTTTTCTTTCACCTCCTTTTAAAAAAAATGAGTTTGGGTAGTTTATAGTCTTACCCAGGACTTTAAAATTAGAATTCTTTTATAACACTAACATATTTGACGTCTGGATTTTTAATCCAGTTTTTTTCAACGTTGTTAGCTTGGACTTTGTTAAGTCCAAAAATTACTTTTCTACCCATTTTACCTACAAACTCAATTACTACTGAATACATAATTCCTCCTTTAAATTAACTCATACTTGCTCTATAGAGGTGTATGAGAACCCCTTTGATTTTTACTATAAAAACAAGAGTTTAATTCTTTTTTTGTTTTTTGTTTTTAAACTCTTGTAACTAAGAAAAAAATAAAAAGAGCTAAGCCTATTAAGCTTAGCTCATCTTATTCTTAGAGTAAGAACTAGACTTAAAAGTCTAATTCAAACTCTAAAGCATTTAATCTGTCTACTTCTTCAGTTACGACATCTTTGTCGTAACTTTGACTTTTCTTCCAAGTCTTATTAGCTTGCATTGCAAGCTTAAAGACATTATATCCTACGTGGATATCAGTGATGTTATCCACGATTGAGTTATCTGTCAAGGCTGTTGCTACAGCCTTTAAACCTACAGAAAATGCCAATGATTTTAGTCTTTTGACTAAAATCTCTTTATCTTCCTTAACTGCAAGGTAAATCCTTGCAATTTCACTAGACAACTCTCTATCAAGTCCTTGGATAAGCTCTTGGCTTATCCCTCCTACTACACCTAATGATTTCATAATATGCCTCCTTTTTTTAACAGACTTTTGCTCTGAAGGGGATAAGTCTAAAACCCCTTTAATTGTATCAAAGAAACAAGAGTTTAGGCTCTTTTCCTGTTTTGAGCCAAGAAATGCAAATCATTTTTGCATTGCTGGCTGAGAAAAAACTAACAAGCCACGGCGTCGCTTGTTTTGGTTTTTCGGCCGGATGTTATTTTAATTATAATAATTAGAAAAGGCTTGTATGTAATAGCAGAGAAAATAAAAAGAGCCTAGCATAAGCTAAGCTCATTTTTGTTTAGATGCTACTTATAAAGTTTATTATTTTAATAGCATCTTTTCTATCACCTCCTTTCTTGTAGCATTCAATTCCAAATGAGATGTATTTGCATCTTCTTATGTAATGCAATATCGAATCCCAATTCTTGATTGAGCCTCTATTTGGAATCGTTAACTTCACCTCCTTTGTTCTTAGGTTTACAAATAAGGTTGGTTTATTGTTTACAGAATCAACCTTTGATTCATGGTCTAGTAAAAAGACCATTAACTCAAGTTTCTTGAAATAATCAGTCTTTGTAGAGTGTCTTATGTAAGACACTCTGTTCCCTCCCTTGTTAATAAACCTAATTAACAACTTTACATCTTCTTCTTGTGGCAATGGACAGAAAACTGTCCATTGACATCCCTTATTCTTTCTAAAGCTTTCAAATATATCGTTCAATGACATAACAAATCACCTCCTTTAAATTATTTTTATTTTGCTTTGTTACGTCGAAAAGACAAGAGCTTATATAAATATATATAAAAGAAAAGGCTTTACTGTAATAATAGATAAATAAAAATAGCATTGACAAGATTAACTTATCAATGCTATAATAACTTTAGTGTATGAGAATAATAATCTCATAAATATTATGGATATTACTATTAGATAGCGAAATCAAAAGAATCGTATTTTAATTCTTTTAATTTTTTGTATTCACTTAAACTAATAATAACATAACAACCATTGAACATAGGCAGTTCAATAAATTGTTTTCCATATTTATTTATGTAAATATTATTCACGATATCACCTCCTTTCTTGTATTTATTTATAAGTGTGAGGCATCACCTTCTTTCTGATGAGATGTGGCTAGTTTATTTAGTGTAAGAATAAAAATTCTTAATGATTAATAATTAGTATTTACTATAAATACAAATCAAATGAGTCGAATCCATTGATTTTTAAGTATTTATAATAACCTAATGATAGAATAGCTTTGGAACCATTTATCATAGGAACTAATACATAAGAGTTTATATTCAATTTATCACCTCCTTTTTAAATAATATGGAGAATGAATTGAATGAGTGTGATTGATTTGAAGAGCTGGTTTGATTTGAATTAGCTCTTTTTTTGTTTCAAAAAGACAAGAGCTTAAAATGCGCTGGCGGAGAAAAAATAAAAGAGCCTACTCAATTAAGAGTAAGCTCTAATGTTTTATTTGACAAAGAAGTTTAATGCTGAAGCATCAACTCCTTTACCTAGTAACACCTCCTTTGTAAAATAAACTTCTATAAACTTATGATGCTCTAAAACATCATTAAATTCAGCAAAGTTTATTTTTCTCGTTTCTTTCCCAGTAAAGATACTTACTTGTTGTTGAAATAAATCAACTGCAATATAAGTCTTTTTACTAAGAGATTCATTCTTAATATCCTCCACGAAGAGAGCTTGGTTTTCTTCCCATTCCACGTCTTCGTTGTAGATGTGAATCAAAAGACTTGTTTTGTCTTGAAAATCCCATCTCTTCTTTGGAGTACTAAAACTTGCAGATGTAGTTAAACCTTTTGAGTTTAACCATCTAGAAATATTAGAAAGACTAACGAATAGTTTATAGTCTTCCTTTTTATTCTTATCTTCACTTGAGTAATAGTTACTCAAGTAGAAGTATCTACCAGTTTTAACAGAATTTGCCGAACAGTTTTTATTATTTTTCATTTTATCCTCCTATGAGTTTTTCTTGAGAACTCTAACTCGAATAATATTTTGTTGTTGTTTGTTTTTTATAGTTGACAAACAACTTAAAAACAACTATAATATTATTAGTGTAAGAGAAACAAACTCTTAATTAAATGCTTAGTTTATTTATAAACATAAGTCAAAAGAATCAAAATGATTCTTTACTAAATATTTATAAACTACAAGTGGTAGAACGGCGGTTGAACCATTCCACATTGGAACTAAGATATAATTTGAGTAATATTTCAACTGTATCACCTCCTTTATAATTTTATAGTTGAATGTTCGAAGGAGTTTGAATGAATGAAGAGCTAAGTGTGATTTTGAGATTAGCTCTTTTTTTGTTATTAGTTGTTTATTTTTTATTGTTGACAAACAACCAAAAACAACTTATAATATTATTAGTGAAGAGAAATAAACTCTTAATTATTGTTTTATAACTATTAAAGATATAAATCAAAAGAATCATAGTGATTATCTTTTAAAAATCTATAATAATTAATATGCATTACTGCACAGCTCCCGCTTACCATAGGAACTAAAACATAATTATAGTTGTATTTCACATTATCACCTCCTTTAAATATTTTTTCTTGAAAGTATTTGATGGTGGTGTTTTTTGTTTGTGTTGATTTCTTCGAGAGTACAAGAGCTTAAATTATAAATATATTAATTAGAAGTGACTTTAATGAAATAATAAAATAAAAAAATAGAGCCTAGTATTTCTACTAAGCTCTTATTTTTCTACCACTCTACTATGTAAAGTAGTAGATTGTTTTGTTTTGCTACCTCCTTTACTAATTCTAAAATTTCAGGAGACCATGTGTTTGGTTTTCTTATTAACATGCCATAAGGTTTTGAACCAACTTTTATAAAGCCTTCAGTATGTTCTCCACATTCGTCTTCATCTTCTGTAACTAAGAAATCAAATAAATTATTTGATTCGTAGTTATCGTATGTTGGATTGTCTATTAAAAATCTTCCAACTTCTATAGAGTAGCAGTCTCTACAAAAAGTTTTTCTAATAGACATAGGTGAGTATAAAAATGCGAATTTACAATATTCATAAATTGCATCTTTATCTTCCTTTGAACACTTCAATTCGATTTGTTCTAATAAATCTACGTTGAAATATTCTCCTTCATAAGTAGTGAAATGATTCCCAACATAAATATCAGCAGCTCTTTCCCTTAAAGAAGACAACTCATGTTCTATAGAATCAAATAATGAGTGAGAACGTCTAAACGCCCCCATCCATCTGACTCCATAAAGGTTAGGATGAGAAAATTCGAATTCATATTTAGATGAATTTATATATGAATTCGAAACCATTTTTTTAAACCATTCATATCCAAATGAATACGAATCGAATATTTTATAATGGTCTTTTTCTTTAACTACAAAAAGTAAACCGTGTTCTTCGTCACAATCTTCATCATCCCAGAAAAGTCACCAATAATCAGCCTTTTCTAGTTCAAGATGTTTTTCAGCAACTTCTAGTGAACATTTATACCCGTAAGAAGTTTTTGTTAAAATACTTGAATTAAATGAATTTGCTTGCAACCAAAGAAGTTTACCTTCCAACCAACATGATTTTAGTAGCTGTCTAATTTCTTTAACTTTCATAATTTTACCTCCAATGCATTTTTAATTTCGAAGGAACAAGAGCTTAATATATAATTATATATAAAAGTAGTGGCTTTAGTTAAACATAATAATAAAAAAAGAGACACCAGAATTACTTCTGATGTCTTTTTTCCCATTTTCTTAATCTCTTCCACTTGACTAAAGCGTGGATAAAATTTTCGAAATGAGTAAATAACACAAGCCAAATAACTATTTTGACGCTGTTCCCTCTTAGAATAAAAAAGTCATAAAGAAATATAATGTTGTCTTGTGTAAAATATAAATATTCTCCATTCCTTTTCATTCTATTATTTTCCTTAATTAAACAAATTAAAATTATAGAAACAGAATAAACTATAATTTTTTTTATTGTATTTTTCATACTTGCACCTCCTAATTTTTGTTTCGCGGAAATAAGAGCTTATTATATATTTATATATATTAGATATGACTTTAATGTAGTATAAGAAAAAATAAAAAGAGTCCAGGATTTCTCCTAGACTCTAATTACTTTTAAAATGGAAATTCTTCATATACAAAGCTATGAAGTTCCTCTTCACTTACCTCCTTATAGTTTTTCATCAATGAGTGTTTAGCTATTATGTTTTTAATAGCTAAAAGAACTGATTTTTTCATCTGTGTTTTAGTTGGGTTTTTATATCCATAATTGAAAGTTACTTCATAGGCTATGTCGCCTATTAAATCCCAATTTGGATTAAATCCAACTATTTCAACCATTTTTTCAACTTTATTCAATAAGAATTTATCGTTTCTTACCAAATCAGTAATTTCACCTAAAACACCGTAATAATCCATTTGTCTTGCCATTTTTTCCTCCTTGTTTGCTGGCTTTATCCAACTTGCCTTCGCTTTTCTCGAAGTGGTGGAAGGAACCACCTTAATGTTTTGTGGTCTTTGACCATCGAAGAGACAAGAGTTTATATGTATATATTAATTAGATGTGGCTTGTCTGTGTATGTCTGCTTATATTATAAATATATATAATAGAAAAGGCTTGAAATAAAAATCAATATAAAAAATAATAGCCCATCTCTAGTTAAACTAGAAATGAGCTATATTTTTACTTTTTGAGTTCATCAAAACTCTTGATGAATGCTTTCTCAACCTCCTCTCTTTCCTTCTCTATTTCAGAAATAATATATTCTATTATTTCCTCAACGTTAAAGTCTTTCTTACTGAAACGATACTTGTTCCAGTCTAGGTAGTCGCATATTGCGATGACATCTTCATCATCATCGAATAGGTTGAAAGTTATTTCGTTACATAACAAATTGATGCATGAGTTTATAACGAACTCTACAACTTTCTTACCTTCAAATATTTCAGTTATCATCCAAATTCCTACCATCTTCCCTATTAATTTATCAAACATTTTTCCTCCTTATGAGCTTTTCGAAGGAGCTCTCAACCTTTTTATTTTTTGAGTTTCACTTCGAAGAAGCAAGAGTTTAATATTAAAATATATATAATAGAAATGACTTATATGAATCATATAATAAACACCCGGGTACCTCGAAACTCATTGAGAGAACTAGGGGGTTGATATTGAGACTAGGCACTCGCATTGACTAAGTGAAAATTTATTCACGAAAAGGTACTCACGTTGACTAAGTGAATACCCGGTACCTCGAACTAATTTGAGATGTTTGTGGGGTGTTTGTTTTGATGTGAAAAAAATATAATTAATTTTTTTCCGCTGGCGCATTTTTTGATTGACTTTTGATATTTTATTTTGTATACTTATATTTGAGGTGAAAAAGATGATTAGTGTTTTAATTAGTGTTTATAATCGGTTTGAAGGATTACGTGTTACTTTAGACTGTATTAAAAGACAACAGTGTAATGTTGAATATGAAATAGTGTTATGTGATGATGGTAGTACTGGTCTTATTGAATGGCTTAGTGATAACGGTTACGAAGGGATTACTGTAGTGAGTCAAGAGGATTTAGGATTTAGACTTAGTAGAAATAGGAATAACGGTGTACGAGAAAGTCTTGGAGATTTTCTTATATTTTTAGACCAGGATTTTATAGTACCTGATGATTTTATACAGAATGTATATGATAAGAGATGTGAGAAGAGTAAGATTTGCTTTTTATATTGTTATTTATCTAAAGAGACTAGTAAGAAGATTAGCGAGTTTAGTTATGAATCGGCATGTAATGTTGCTAGTAGTGATGAAGAATATAAGATGAAGTGTAGGATACTGGATATGTTACTTAAACAAACACCTAGAAGATTTCCTGGATTATTTGCTTGTTATAAAAAAGATTTTCTTGAGTATAATGGTTTTGATGAAGGATTTATAGGTTGGGGGTTAGAAGATTTTGAATTTGATTTTCGTTGGTTAGAGTTTGGTGGTAGAAACATAGTATATGATAGAGTGCTGTTACATCTATTTCATCCTTATGATAATAGTAAGGGTGTAATTAGTGTTAATACTGAATATTATAACCAACGTTGTAATAGTGGATGTAAAGAAAATAAATATGGTTTTTTTAACACATTGGGTGATGATGAATATGAGGTGAAATATATATGAGTAAGTATGTTATAGAAAAGAATGATGGAAATAAATATGAAGTGAATAGTCTTAGTGATTTTTGTAAAGAAGTTGGAATTACTGAGAGATTATTGAGATATACCAATCCTTTACTTAAAGGAAAGAAAGGTCGTTACCAGGAGTGGCATAAGGGTTATAGAATGCTAAGTAGTGAAGAAATAGAAAAGTGGAAAAAAGAAAAAGAAGTGGAAATAGAAGAACGTGTACTAGCTGGAACAGACTATATTACTAAAGAATATAAGAGATTGAAAAAAACGGTTCAGAGATTGCGTGATGAAAACACTGCATTGCGTGCAATAGAAAGACGTGAGTTTAGAGCGGAAGAAGAAATGCGTTCGTGGAAAGAGAACATTAACGAACTAATACGTGGTAGTAGAGAAAATGTCTGGATGGATTTTGCTGAAACAGAAAGAGAAGAAGAAAAGTTATTAGGAAGAGAAGGAAAAAAGAATGTAGGTTTTCTTGTTCTTAGTGATTGGCATATAGGTAAGACTGTAGGGTTGGACGGCAATCGTTTTGATTTTGAAGAAGCTCGTAAAAGACTAACGCGTTTAAGTGTGAATGTGTGTAAATATCTTAAGCTTTATAATATCAGCACTCTACATATAGCGTTACTTGGAGATTTTATTCATGCTCAACATAGACGTGATATGAAGAGTGCTGCTCAGTTTGTAGAGATAGAAGCTGGAGTTTATTGTTATCATTTAATTAGAGAATTTATAGAATCGTTCAGGTTTGCTTTGAATGACATTGTGATTAGTGGAGTAGTAGGAAATGAAAGTAGATTTGATTCTCGTGAGTTTCATACCAATATAAATAGTGAAGCTAAAAATTCTATAGACTATATGATATATGAAATGTTAAAAACTAATTTTGAATTAATACCAGAAGTTACTTTTAATATTAATGGTTCTAATCTTTTTGAGAACGTGTTAAAAATTAATGAAAATTTTAACATATTAGCAATACATGGTGATAAAATCAACCAAAGTAATATTGATAATGAAATTAGTAAGTTGAAACTCAAAGTGTTCAATGAAAGACGTGAATATATAGATTACGTAGTTCTTGGACATATACATAGCACTCTTATTACTGATAAGTATGCTCGTAATGCTAGTTTAGTAGGAGCTGATGAATATGCTAGTAGAGGACTTAATATTCCAGAAAGTTATGTTAGTCAATTATTTGGAGTAGTATGTGATAAAGACATACACGTATTTAGTATTAGATTGGATAAATAAATCCAATCTTTTTTATTTTTACTATTTACAAAATACTTTTATTATTGTATAATATATTTATCTTAAAAAAAGGAAGTGATTTTTAATGTTAGTAAAAGTAGAAAATAATAATGGTGTTTTGGTTACAACAAGCAACAGGGTTTCTGAAGAATTGGGTGTGTTACATAAAGATTTATTAGAAAAAATAGATAAGTACATATCTAAATTTAGTTCGGCGGAAATTTCCGCTCAATTCTATATACCTAGTAATTACGTAAGTTCAAACGGTAGAACTGTTAGAAATTATTTAATTACTAAAAAAGGTATTGCTCAATTAGTTGGAGGTTATTCTTCAGCAGTAGAAAAAGCCTTTGAACTTAATGTTGCTTATATAAATGAGTTTGAAAAAATGGAAGAATTTATAAGAAGTAAAACTCCAAGAACTTTTGCAGAAGCTTTAAGATTAGCAGCAGACCAAGCTGAACAAATAGAAAAACTTGAGTTGGATAATAAAATTAAACAACAAAGAATATTAGAAATGGAACCTAAAGAAAACTATTATGATAAGATTTTACAAAGTAAAGAATTATTAACTATTACTCAAATAGCTAAAGATTATGGAATGACTGGAATAGAAATGAATCAGAAGCTAAAAGAATTAGATGTTCAATATAAACAAGGAAAGATTTGGTTATTAAAAGAAAGACATCAAACTCAAGGTTATACTAAAACTAAAACAGTTCCTTTTGTTCATTCAGATGGTACTCCAGATAGTAATACTTATACTTGCTGGACTCAAAAAGGAAGATTGTTTTTATATGATTTATTAAAACAAAATAAAATATTACCACTAATAGAAAGAGAAGAGGTTGATGAATAATGTTGTTAAGAAATATTAATATGATGTATTTTTCATTTGAAACTAATTTGCCAGAAGAAGCTAAAACAGGACTTGGTTGGGACGAAGTCGAAGCTCAGTTTGATGACATAATAATGTTATCTCAAGAAGGAGAAGATATTTATTTAAATATTGATTTTAATTCTGAAGGTGGAGATGTTCATTTAATGTTTATGATGCTTAATAGATTTAAACAATTAAAACAATTAGGAGTAAAAGTAAATATTAATATATGTGGACCTATAATTAGTGCTGGAGCATTCTTTTTATTATTGTTACTAGATAGAAATCTTTGCACTTTTAGTTATGATGATTTAAGTGAAAACTATATGTTATTTCATGAAGTTTATACTTTATTAGATTCTAATAAAATGAAAGATGATAAAGATTCTTTTTATGTAGCTAAAGAACATCTTGAAAAGATAAATTCAAAACTTTGTGATACAATACACAAATATATTCCTTTAACTAAAGAACAAAACTCAGACTTTAAAAAAGGTCGTGATGTAATAATTGATGTTAAAGATTTTATAAAAAAAGCAAAAGAATTAAAAAGATTACAAGATAAATTACCAAAGGAAGTGTTATAATAATGATAAAAGTATATTCAAAAGAAAATTGTTCTAACTGTAATGAATTAAAATGGATGCTTACTAACAAAGGAATAGAATTTGAAGAAGTTCAGAATGAAAAAGAACTTATGATTGTTGGTTCAAAATCAAGAATCATGTCTGCTCCTATATTAGAAATAAATGAGAAATATTATAGTTTTCAAGATTTTAAAAATTTTCTTGACATTTTAAAATAAATAGTTTATAATGTCTATACAAAACTTAAGTAAGAAGAAGTTCAATCAAAGCCTATACTCCTTGTATGTTCGTTATAGGTTTCAATCTTACAAGTGGCTTTTGCGCAAGGAATAAACGGAATAGAACATACGCCGTCCTAGTAAAAGCACAATATTGGAGATGTTTATTTTTACATCTCTATTTTTTTTAGAAAGGAGCTGTTTAATATGTACAATATTTACATTATTAAAAATAAAATAAATGATAAGGTTTATATCGGTAAAACTTCTAAAAGTATAGAAGAAAGATTTAGAGTACATAAATATGATATGAAAAAATACAAAAGTAGAAAATTATATAAAGCGATGAACGAACTTGGTTTTGAAAATTTTTATATTGAAAAAATAGACGAAACTGATTCTTTTGAAAAATCATCTGAGCTTGAGATAAAATACATAAAAGAATATAACTCTTATAAAAATGGATATAACGGAGATTGTGGTGGTGATGGTAGTAAGCTTATAGATGAAGAAACGTGGAATGAAATTTTAGATTATGTAAATGAAAAGAAAGATTTTTTAATTTTTGATATTGCTAAAAAATTTAATATAGATAGTAAAACCGCTAAAAGTTTCCTAGAAAAAAATAATATAACAATAAATAAATTTGATAAACATAAAGAAAAAATTGAAAAACATAAATATAAAACTATATGTTGTTATGACAAAAATGGTTTTTTAGTTAAAACTTTTAACGATTATGCATCAATTAAACAGTTTGTTGGAGAAAATTTAAGAATAAATAACATATTGAGAACATGTGATGGAAAAAGAAAAACCGCATATGGATATATATGGAAAGGGTTTTAAAGTAAATCCTTGGACTAGAAAAAATTCTAGTCTTTTTTTTATTTTTGTTAAAATTTTTCTTGACTTTTTACACTTTATAGTTTATAATTGCATTATAACAAATTAAAAGGACGTGATAATATGAAATTAAAAAAACCAGTAAAGGAAGATAAGTTTACTACTATTACTTTTAGAATAGAAAAAGATGTAATAGATTGGTTAACTTTCATTGCAGAAAAAAATGGATTGACAAGAACAGAAGTTTTAAGACAACTAATTAAAAGTCAATACACTGAAGAAATCGGAGATTATGATAAATAAGGAGTTGGTGAATGATGAAATTAAAAGATTATTATGAATTACAAGGTATTGATAATTTTATATCTAATGCTAAAATGTATGATTTAAAATCTAGTTTAATAGCTAGTGGTTTTCCAATGAGACCTGTTGTTGATTATACAGAAACTGATGAGAAACTTAAAAACAGAATGAAAAGACTTTGCGACCATCCAATAGGTGCTGGAGAAAACAATTTTTTAAAAGGAGTAATGATTAACTTTGATATTACTTTGCCAGTTAAGGTATGGACTGAATGGGAGAGATATATCCATTCACCTCTGATTTCAAGTAGTTCAACTGCTCATAAAATCGCTAGTTTCGACGTTAATCAGTTTTCTAAAGATACAGACCAAAGAATAATAGAACTATGGGATACAATTAGAAAAGAATATCTTGCTGAACCTACAAAAGAAAAATATTTACAATTACTACATAGTACTCCTACTGGAGTTTTATTAACAGCAAGAGTAACTTGTTCTATGATGTCTTTAAGAAATATGTATAATCAAAGAAAAGAACATAAATTAACTGAATGGAGAGATTTCTGTAAATGGTGTTTAACAATTCCTTACTTTAAAGAATTATGTAATATAAAAGAGGATTAAAAAATGTCTATAAAAGTTAAACAAGGAGAATTAGAAAAGATAAAAATAATCAAACCTAAAACTAAAAAAATAAACGAGTTTAAAGTTAATCTTTCAAAAGAAATTGTTGAAAAACTTGAACATGTTTTTAAAAATATTTAACTTGAAATTTTCCTCTAAAATGTTATAATTTATTAAAGTAAAAAACAACACAACATGGCTATTTTTCTGCACTTCAGGAAAGTAGCCTTTTATTAACTAGAAAGGACATGATTTTATGAAAAAAGTATTTAAACGTAACGGAACAGTTATGAATTTTGATAAAGAAAAAATAGAGAGAGCAATCAGTGCTGCATATAAATCTCTACCTAAAGAACCTAATTTAGAATTAATAAATAAAATATCACATCAAATAGAAGAAATAAATAAAGATTTACCAGTAGAAGAAATACAAGATATAGTTGTAAAAAAATTAATGAGTTCTTCTGATAAAGATGTAGCTATGGCATATCAAAGTTATAGAACATTAAAAGAAGATTTAAGAAATAAAGAACAAGGTATTTATAAAAAAATATCAAACTTAGTAGATGCTAATGATTCTAGTATACTAAATGAAAATGCAAATAAAGATGCTAAAACTATTTCAGTTCAAAGAGATTTACTTGCTGGAATAAGTTCAAAAGAATTTTATTTAAATAAAGTATTGCCTAAACATTTAGCAGAAGCTCATATAAAAGGAGAATTACATATACATGATTTAGATTATCTTGTTTTTCAAATTACCAATTGTGAATTAATAAATATAGAAAATATGTTGAAAGGTGGATGTAAAATTGGTAATGCTCTTATGTCAGAACCAAACTCTGTAGAAGTAGCTGTTGGACATATAGTACAAATAGTAGCTTCTGTTTCATCAAATACTTTTGGAGGGTGTACAGTTCCTTATTTAGATAGAGCATTAGTTCCTTATATTAAAAAAAGTTTTAAAAAACATTATCTTAATGGATTAAAATATATTTCTGGAATAGAAGAATGTGATTTAGAAGTAATAGAACATGATAATGAAGAATGTCAAAAAAGATATCCTAAAGCCTATAAGTATGCTTGTGATATGACAGAAGAATCAGTAAAACAAGCTATGCAAGGATTAGAGTACGAAATTAACTCATTATCAACGGTAAATGGACAGACTCCATTTACTACAGTAAGTATAGGAACTGAAACATCTTGGGAAGGAAAATTAGTTCAAAAATATGTTTTAAAAACAAGAATGGCTGGTTTTGGTCCTAAAAAAGAAACTGCTATTTTCCCTAAAATAGTTTATACAATGTGGGATGGTCATAACTTTAACGAAGAAGACCCTAACTACGATATATCATTATTAGCATTTGAGTGTATGACTAAATCAATTTATCCTGACATCTTATTCCCTAGTGATTTAGAAATAAAAGAGAACGCAATCGTCGTACCTATGGGCTGTCGCGCCTTCTTAAGTAGATGGATTGATGAACAAGGAAAACCAAAATATGCTGGAAGATTTAATGTAGGTGCTACAACTATTAATTTACCAAGAATAGCTAT